ATTATGTAGTAATTAAAATTTCGTTGCAAACAATAGAATCCGTGCCGACTGCATTTTGCCCCGTAAAGATTATCCAAAAAGCATTAGCAGGGTTTAATGAAGTACTACCGTAAGCTACGGAAATGTTACCGTTATCAATACCAACAGCCGCAACCCCGTTAGATGTAAAAGTCATGCCCGTAAGTGTGCCGCCTCTTAAAGTAAAAGTTCGGCTAAACTTATAATAAAATCCTTGACCATTTACAAGCTGCGCTATTTGTACCGCTCCGCTCAAAGAGTTTGAAGTGTTTACATACATTCTAAACGATGAGTTGTTACCGCTTGTTCCTGTTTTTTGAAAACGTGCCGACACTAGATTTATAATGTCATTTGCAGCAAAAGTATTCGCAGGAATCTCATAAGACTTCAATATTGTTTCAGTAGTTGTCCCGGTAACTGCTGACGATTGAACAGCATCTTTAACTATTGTCCGTGTGTAACCTGACAATGCTGAAACATTAGCTTTTAAAGACAACGCATCAAATACAGCATTTTGACTAGGCGCAACAGTTGTAACACCATCACTAATAGAATCTTGAATTATGGTTTTGTTTTCCCATAAATCCGTAGCAGAAGTATAAGTTAACGCTTGATTATTTGTTGGCGTAGCTATTTTAACGTTGTGTAGTTCGTCTAATTCGTAACCGTTATCTACTTTTACAAAAATACTGCCTTGCGTAGCGTGTGCGCTTACAACGTATCCAATAACAATTAAATGATTTGGTGCTGATGGTTTTATTTTGGTGATTTGCCCAGCAGTTGTAGCACTTAAATAAAGAATATCACCATCTGCCCACGTTTCAGATTGTAAACTACCTGTTGTGTTTATGTTTCTAACCAAACCGCCCGTTGTAATAAATCCTTCTTGATTGTTATTTATTGTTTCGGTTACAAGTCCGATTGTTTCAGCGGATAAAGCATCTGTTGTAGCTTGTGCTAAATCAACTTTTAACCTTTGCCCTTGTGCGCCTGTAACTCTAACTGCTTGATAATTTGATTCTAATAAATTTATATTAGTAGCTGTTTTATTTACTACTCTTAAAACGCTTTCTTGCCCTATTTGTAGTGTAACATTACCGCCTTTAAGTTTTAAATCTACCGTTCCATCGCTATCGTTCCAAACCATTGAACCTGCATTAGTAGGAATATTTGTAGGTGTAGTATCAAATTCGATATTTCCAGTAAGTAAACCAAACTCCCCTAAATTAACATCCTGTGTCGCTCCTGTATATGGAACGCCATTAGAACCTCGACGTAAAACTGTTAAAATCCACGTAACACCATTTGCTTTTTTTAATATAACAAAATCACCTGCAAGTAAATTATATGTACTTAAAGGATTTACATTATCGCTATCAAGTCTTAAATCTGTATCACCTATTGCGTTAATTGTAGAATCATCTCCTACCGACATAATTATAGTTGAATAGTCAGGGAAAATACTTGTTGAATCGTCAAGATTTAAAGTAACACTATTACCCTTTGCCCATCCAATAAATTTTACTCTATCATCAACAACAAAAGTATATTCAGTATCCGTAAGTTCTTTAAAAACCCTATCTTGTACGTTTAAGACATTAGCTAAACTTAACTCGGCATATTTCTGCTCCCAAACTGCTGCGCCTTCTGTTATATCAGTACACTGATAATAAAAAGATATTTGATTGTCTAAATACCAATAAGAACCAACTACAAATCCTTTTGTAACATCATCATTAACTGTCGGTATGCTTATTGCGTATTGCTTAAGTCTAATATTTCCGCTTGTTGTTTCAGTCAAATACGCTTCCCCTGCTTCAAATTTCCATTCATAACCAACAGCACAAGTTAAAGCAATACCTTTGTTTCCGCCCGTACCTGCATCAACTGCTCCTTCACTAATTTTAGAACCGTTATCAAAGAATATATCAGCACCCTCATCCATTGTGCCACCTGCTAAGGGTAGGAAATCTCCGCCGCCTTGAACAGTATTTATATTAACAATGTACTCGTTTGGCTCGGCTGTTATCGTTACGATAGGCTCAATTTTAGTAACGTTTATATCTATAATTGTACTCATACTCTTGTAATATCACATTCAATTAAAAACTCTCCTTTAATATACGTCTTAACATCATTGTTTGCTAACTTCAATTGTATATCATATTGATAATTACCTGCGTCAATATCAATGATTTGTTTATTGATTTTAAAACGACCTTGTGCAGCATTTGTAATAGTTAAACCTGCACTTGAAACCGTTGTTAAATTTAAAGCAATAAGACCGCCACACTCCTCACGAAGTTGCATCGTTAACACACAATTAGTTAAATTTAAAGCTACGTTATCAACTAAAATTTGAAACGCAACTTCCTCAAACGTGTCGCCCTTGTAATGTTGGAAGTTTAATCCTGCCATCTTCTACTTTTTTTAAAAATATTTCTAACTTTTTCTCGTTCTTTTCTTTTGGCTTGTATTGCCTTTTAAATGTACCACCCGCCATAACTTGCATCTTTATCAGGATAAACATCGTTATTTGAATTACTCAAATATTCAGGGAAATCATTTGAATTAAAACACATAAAATCAATAAACCTACGTGTATAATGCTGCGCTGTATCACGTGATTTTTCAATTAAAAAATCAACTTCGGATTTATCAACTGTTTGGCTATTTTCAGCACCGTGTTTATACACGCCTTTGTTACCGATAATATAAGAAGCGTAAGGCAAATATTCAACCATAGTCCAATGAATTACCATCGGCTTAATATAATCGTTTACAAGTGCTAAATATGGCTCTTGCAAATCCGCGTCGAGTATATCCTCACTAATCTTATTGAATAGCTTAGTTCCGAGATAATTCTGTATGTGAATATCCTGCGCAATTTTGACAAATTGAATAAATTTATCTACGTCAACGTTCCCGTTTAAGGAAGTAAACCGTTTAATATCGTCTGCGCTTACAAAAATTGCTGTTTCCATTATTTTAAAAATCCATTATTAGGCATGTCTACTGGTTTTGTATAAACCAATTTATCATTTAGGGGAGCAATATATCCTTCTTTTCTTTGTTCCGATGGTGATACGGTTTGAGCTAACGGACTTGTTATATCTGTTCCCTTTCTTCTGTATGTTTCTCTTTGCCAAGCATGATGACAAGACCCTCCTCCTTTGTAAAACCAAATTGAATATGTATCTGCGCCACCTGCTCCCCATCCTGCATTAACAGCAACTGAATCCATAGCAATTATATCTTCTTTTCGATATAGCTTATTAGCTGCTGTCATTTTTTTGCAAAACTCTCTACTTTTTTCAGTTGTTTGACCTACATAACGATAACGTGTTCTAAAAACTTCGTTATCTTGTTCTGAATTACGTCTTACAAATGATGGAATAATTCGCGCTAATAAAGTTGGTTTATTTGCTTTTTCGATTAGCTTGTCAAGTTCTTGCTCTTTATCGTAGTCAACAAAAGACGCGTCTATTAACTCCCATTCTTCGCCTAAATCAGTTTCTCCTTTATTGATTAATTCAGTAGATATAATATCGTCAACGTCTGTTTGCGCTGCTAATTGTGTTGGTGTTGGTTGCGTTGTAAGTTCGCCATCTGCGGTTAATGGCTGCAAAGAAACAAACTGTAAATCCAAAGTTGTTTCTGCTTCGCTTTGAATAATATCTAAACTGTCAAGTATCATTTGTTGAAATGGTTTAATAACCATGTTCTCATAAAGTACATAACTATTTTTTAATTCGTCAGCGTTTGAACTAAATCCAGTTGTTGTAGCTACTCCAAAAAGTAAAGGCGAAGTAACTCCGTGTCCTACCATAATTTTATGCGTACATTCCTCTGAAAGATAGCGGTAATGGTCAGGCGCATCGTTTAACGGTATGCTGTCAACTGTGGTTTTTTTAGTTTCGTCAGAATTAAAAGCAATTACTACTTTTTTACCGTTTGACCCCGTTAAAGTACCTTTTGTTTTGCTTTCTATTAACTCCATTTCCTCTGGGGAAGGCACACCGTTGTTAAAATTTACAACCGTTGTAGGTGAAAAGCTGTTTTGAACCTCGTTAATAAGGTAATCCGCAATTTCTTCCTCTAACTTTGCGTAAGGTAATGCCCCGATATAGTCAATATTTGAGTAGTATTTTTGTCCTACGGTGTAATTTCCACCCGCTAAAATCTGCATTTGACCGCCAAAACCATAGGCAGGGATAGGTTTTGGAGGGAATTTTTTAGTATCTTCCCAATTATCCGAGTAAAAATAAGTATCTATTTCTCCTTTTTCATTGCATTTTCCTGCTCTCAATAGCTGAAAAGGCACGTGTTCTACTTGTTTTAATACGCCTTTATTGTCGTAAATCAATTGAAAGGCATAGTTACCGAGCAATTTAGCGTCTGTAATTACATTTTTTAAACACTCTTTTGATACTAACGATAAAAACCTAGCGTATTGATTTGGCTTTAAACGAGCATCACGCGATGTAATACCTTTACCGTACGCTAATTTAACAAAGTTGTTTATAATTGCCGAGTTCGTGGTGCTGCTGTTATACAAGTCGATTAAATAACCAAACTGATTATTTTTATCGCCAAACTCTACCCAGTCTTTTGTTTTGCTTTCTGTAATCTTAGGACTTTTGTAGCTTTCTAACTGAATGAATCTTACATTATTGCTCATTTAGTACAAATTTATTTTCTGTTACCCTTTCGGTATAAATATCTTTATTAATCGTGTAGTCTGTAATACTTTGGTCAATGCACATTATTTGGTCGCGATATATCTCGTTATCAAACTTATCAAACGCCACAAAAGTAAAAGTACTATTTACAGTCATATCAATTTGTACGTTTTTGAGTACATAAAAATAACTGTCTTTAAATATGTAACTTTTGTTAAACGTAAATTCGTCGTTCGTTAAAGTATTGGTAATAACAACGCTATTTACATCGCTGCCTTTTGGCGTGAAGTTAAAAGTGTGCAAACTATCTTGTACTTGTGCTGTCATCATATACTATTACCGTAAAAAAGTGCTTTTTGTTTTAAATTAAAAAAGGGCAGTAATAAAACCGCCCTTCTTTCCCAATTCTATAAAATGCTTACGAACCCTCTGTTACTGTAAACCCTGCTGTTGTAAGACTTACCCCTAGTAAGTTTGCAGGGGTTGGCTCTTGTCCTGTTAACGTGATAGTGTAACCTGACAAATCACCAAGCGCGCCACCCGTTACTATTGTACCGCCCGTTACATCCATTCCACGCGTAAGACCTGCATAGAACAACGCACCGTTGTTATCTTCAACGATAACCTGCGGTCTACCGTATGCCATCAACTTTAATTCTTTGTGCATCTTAGCGGTTAATTGCTTGATGGTAATTTCAAGAACCTGCTCAAAGAAAGTCGTTCCGTTATTTCTGTCGGAAGTAATATTTTGAGTGAATGTAGATGCGTCTGCTTTTAATTCGTATTTAAACGCTGTTGGTGTTCCTGCTACCGCATCGATTACGTCGGTATCTGTACCATCGTAAGTATATCCCGTTGCATCACCCCAATTAACAAAATAAACCGCTTTTAAACCGCCTACGCTATCTTTACAAACCTCTTTTCTCCCTAATGTTAAATCACAAGCCATAATATTTATTTTTTATAAAAAAAGGTGGCGTTTGTTGCACCACCTTTTCTATTGATTAATGATTAATTCTTAGTTAGCCGAGTTAGTGATTCCGTAAGTAACGATTTCCTCGATGTTACCATACTGAACTCCCGCTGTCATTCTTGCAACAAAACGAACGTTTTGTGAACCGTCTAAATCACCCATATCCAAAACTTTAATTTCGTTGTGGTCTGACAATAGACCAGTTCCAAACCAAAGGTTTTCTTTTTCAGCTAATACAGCGGTGTTGCTTGCAAGACCTTGTACCATTTCAACTCTGATACCATCGAAAGACAATCCGCTTCCGTTTGAGTACCATTGTGTACCTTGTGCGTTTGTTCCTGCCGCTCCTAATCCTGATGCACCAAAACCACCCAATGCTCTAACGTATGCCTTGTAAATGTTTTGAGATACAAACAAAGTCAATCCCTCGTTTCCGTACAAAGCCGCAGGGCAAGCATCAACGATTTTCCCAAGTTCCGCGATTACGTTTGTAGAAAGAACTCCACCACCTACCGCAGCGATTTCTTGTCCTGATGGCAATCCTGCATCCAAAGCGATAAGAGTAGTCAAACCGTTGTAACTTCCGTTTGTACCGGCTGCACCTCTCCAAATTGCGATTTCATTCTCTTGTGCGATTTTTGCAACCATGTGAGAGATTAAGAACTCTGAAAAAGTTGGAGGCAATACGTCTGTTGCGCTGTAACCCATTTGCACCGCTTCCCAATCTGAACGGAAATCTTTTTTACAAAGAACCTGATTTACTTGCAATTCTTTTGGCTCAAGGATTCTCTCAGTTAATGTTACCGAACCCGCTGACGTGAAATCGCAAGTAGCATCTTGCATTATTCCGCCCGTTGCTAATTTCTTAACAGTTTCGCGATATTTAACATTCGGTTTAATTGTTACCAAACCTTTTTCCAAAGTTGGTGAACTCAAAAGAGCGGCAGCGATATATTTGCCTGCGAACTCTCCTGCATAAGTTGTTGTAATTGATGTTGCTGTTGACATTTTTTTTCTTTTTTTTGATTAATGATTATGCTTCTGACGCCCAAATTCCTACGCCACCAACGATAAACCATTTTGTTAATGATTGTGCGCGAAGTGTAACGTAATCTCCGTTATTTGCTGTGGCTTTTGTGTTGTTAAATTTCTTGTTTACTACACCGCTCGCAACTGAATCCGCTGCGGCGTTTGCAATACTTCCATTGATACCATCGGTTGCGTTTGGTGCAATTGATAAAATAGCTGCTCCATCTGCTCCCGTGTTTCTAAATGTTAATTCCATCCCTAAATTAGCGGATGTAATTTGTGGCAAAGTCATAACTAGCGCATCGGTGGCAACGTTTACCGTTAAACCTGAATCTCCTGCTGTAAAAGTTGTACTTGCTGTTGCCGTTGTTTCGCTTCTTCTTGAAAGAATTACGTCGTTACTTGTGTTTGTGATTACTCTAGTTGACATTTCCGTAAAGTTTTTGATTAACTGTGTCTAAAATTGTTTTGGTTCTCTTTTGAGCAAAAAGGTTAACTTCTATTTTCTTTTCGTTTTCAGGATTGAAAACTAAAGGCGCAGGCGTTTCTTCTGCTAGTTCTACTTTTGTCTGTGCTGACAATTGCACTTCCAACGCTTCGATTTTTTCAGTCAATGCTTTCTTTTCATTTTCCCATTCTGTTTGAGCAGCGAAAAAAGTTTCTTTGCTTACTGATTCAACCACTCTTTTTGGTTGTGCTTGTTGCTCCATTTCAGGCTCAACAACTGCCTCAGGCGTTTCTGTTTCAGTTTCAGGCTCTTCGGCTTCCGCTTCTGTTACCGTCGCGATAACTCCCTCAACTGCTACGGTGATTTTCTTACCGTCTTGCGTAGTGTATTCACCTACGGGCATCGGAATAATTCCGTTCTCGGTTACGATTCCAATAGAATACTCAGGCTCGAAAGATTCCGCTTCAACAACAGTAACACCGTCATCGAGTTTCATCTGTTCTAACTTAATCTCGATAGACAAGTTTAAGTTTTTGTTGAGTAAATCTAGAATCTGATTAGATTTGTTTCTAAATTTCATAGTTAATTATTATTACTTGTTATTACTCTACCGTTTGGCGTTTCTAAAATCGTGGTGGTGTTACCCTCAATTAAACTACCAATACCTTGATTGATTAATTCGCCTTTGCAGCAGTCTTTTGAATAGGTTGTGCCATCATCACAAAGACAACCGCGTTTACCTCCTTTCGGACTTGATGTTTTATTGCTCATTTTTTAGAATTTCTATAATTTGGTCGATGATTGATTTCTCTTTGCTCATTTGTAATTTGTCAGCAAAATTTCCCTCGATAGAAAACCCTTTTACATTACCTTTTTTTACTTCATCCCAAACTTTGTCGTTATTGACTTTCATTGATAACATCCAAGTGCCTACGGGTACATCAAAACCGTATAATTTAGATTTGTCTTTTTCCGTATCTTCAACAATCCAACTCTCTACCGCTGTCATTCCGTTTACGTCTTTTGCGTGTTGAATAGTCGCGTTTGATTGATTACCGTTTATAAAAAACAACTCCGATGCTTGTCGTACCGTCTGCTCTGAAAAGAAAATATAAAACTCTTTATCCTTGTCTTTTCGATAGATGTGTTTGTTCGGAATTAAAGCCGCTCCCATCAAAATACGTTTCTCTGCATCTACCTCTTTCAACTCTATTTCTAGGTGCTTTGAAAGTGCTATAAAATCCGATTCAATCGCGGGTTTATCTACTACTGAAATCGCTTCGATTCCATCGCCATCGTTTTGAATAACTAACTCTATGATTTCCATCTTTGCACTCATATACACAATTACCGTTAAAAAATTTGTTTTGTTGTATTTTTATTTTATATTTGGTTCGTTTAAGTTTATATTTTGTTTGGTTAGAATCATTAAACAGCTACTTCGGTGGCTGTTTTTTGTTTACCCAATACTAGCATTTCTTATCGTATTCCTGTCTAATGATTGACCGCTAGTAACGTCGCTCGGTACTACATACGCTTTAACGGGTGTTTGCTCTCTATTACCTAACACTCCTGCCAACTGATTAACTCCGCTATTGCCTACAACGTTAAACTGTGGCGCACCTCCACCCGTTCCACCTCCTGCGGGTGATGGCGAATTTCCACCACCGCCCGAACCTTTGCCGGGAACTTTTACAGATAGTATTTTTTTAACGTTCATAAATCCTACAACACCCGTGGCGATAGCTTGAGCAATTGCGTAGCCTGGAACTACTGCGCCTGGTGAACTTGCTGCCGCTTTTAATTGTGCGGTAATTGCTAAGTAGGTATTAACTAACGCACTAGCAACAGCCAACGCTTTCCCCTCTGCTGTTTGGTCTCCTATTGCTCCGCTAATTTGAGAAAGCGCACCCGCATAACCCTCTAGTGCTGTTCGTTTTGCTTTGTTTTCCTGTTCTGTTATTTTTACTCTTGCCTCTGCGTTTTCTTTTTGAAACTTTGTTTTTTCGGCTTCACTTGCAAAAATTATTTGTGATTCCATCGCTTCACGCGATTGTAATGCTAATGTTCTTTGTTCTAATGTAAACTTGTCAGAATTAGCCATTTGTAGCATTGTTTCTGAACGTGTCTTTGCTGCTTGTATGTCTTTGGCTAATTGGTCGCTATTTGCTTGACCTACTCCTGCTATTAAGTTTTTTCTGCTTTGATATGATGCTTTTAATAATGAATCCTCATAAGACAAAGTTTCTTCTAAATATTTTTTTCTAGCTTCAATTATTGCTTTTTCTGCTTCTGCAATTCTTGCCGCTTCTTCTCTTTTTAATCTGTTTTCTTGACGATTTAAAGAACGAATATCTGATGCGCTTTTTTCTTCCAATTGATAAAGTGCTGCTTGTGCATCTGCTAATTTTTGACGTCTTTCATCACTAACTCCTTCCGATTGACTTGCTTCAATTCGTAATGCTTCAACTCTTTTTTTAGCTGCTGCTAATTCTGCGTCTGTTTGTTTTTTTTCTGCTGCTCTTACTGTTTCAATAGCTGTTAACTTTTCTTTAAGCGTTGCAGTTTCGTCCGTAATTATTTCTTTTGTCCGAGCTAAATCTCGATTTAATTTGGCTCGGCTAACACCTAAATCACGCATTGCATCTTCAACGTCTTGCAGCATCTTAGTAGCTTCCATAGCTTCATTAAACTCTTTTGCTACCTCTGCACCAAAGCCGCTAACCGCTTCCTTGCCCGTTTGAATTGCACCTTTAAAATCTCCCGTAAAAAATTTAACAATTGCTTCGCCAACTTTCAAAACACGGTCGCGCAAAACTGTTATAGCTGCGGAAATTCCCGCCATAACTTGCTCCATTTTTTCCGCTCCTTGTTCGGTCGAAGTAAACGCCTTGTATAACGCTGTCAATCCTAACACCAAAGCAGCTACAACCGCACCAATAGGATTAGCAACTAACGCCCACATTTGAACAAGTACTGTTTTAAATCCGCTTTCGGCACGTCCTAACGCTGGGTGTAATTCCCCTATAACGTTAGTAATACCCTCAAACAGTTCTTTTGAACCGCCTGCTTTATTCATTTCCTTAGATACCTTACCCGCTTCGGTTGCGGTTTTTGACATCTCTTGGTTTAATTCTTTAACGTCTGCGGTAGTCGCGTCTAAATTGCTCTTGACTTGTAAGTCAACTACTTTTGTGATAGCCATTTTGCGTGTTGTTTAATTTGTTTCCAATTCTTAGGAAATTGATTCTTACCTTTTGCGATTGCGATTAACTCGCCTTTGTCTACTTCGGTGTATCTTAGTAACTCTAATATCTGTTTAAGCATACTGATTTATTTTTATTTTAATCTCAAAACTATCCGCGCCTTTGAAGTACTCAACAATAACATAGTCCGAGCGATTTGCCGCTGTGCCATTTGCAGGAACGTCAACTATCAACAACCCATCTTTGTAAGTGTTTACGCCAAACGTGTAACTACCAACTAAGAACCCGACCGCGTTTTTACCACGCCACAAATCATTATCTTTTAAAAATATTTGTAACTCTATTCTTTGTGCGGTGTTGTCAATGTTTACCTCTTGCAAGTTTGACAGTCTCAATACCTCATTGTCTGCTAATGATTGCGCATTACTGTTATCAAGTATCAATTCAAAAGTTGTTTCGCCCGTTGTGAGTTCGGGTGTCATTGTATTGATAATGTATCGTTTGTTTGACACTATAATTTTGTCGCGTAAACTAATCGACGTGAGTAAGGATGTCGGCAATATTGCTTTTACTTTTACAACTCGCGTGCGTTGGTTGAAAAGGTTTTCAATATAATCGGAATAGAATTTTTCATAAAGACCGATGAAATTTATATTTAAATCCCACGCGCTAATTTCTGCTCCCCAATTAAGCGATTGAACGTAAGTTAAATCTGTTGCGGCAAGCGGTAATTCATTTGAAAACCTAACATAATTCCCTATATCGTTTGTTGTAACTGTATCGCTTATCTTAATATCGGGTGCAATTGTCTGCAATCCGTTGTTATAGATTAACGTTGGTTTAGGCACATAGGGTTGACTGTCTTTGTTAAATACTGTCGCGGTGATAAAGTCCGTACCCGTTTCACGCTCAAACATAAAGTTTTCAAAAGGTAACTCTACTGAATACGTTTCTGAAAACGCGCTGTTTTTATTTTCAAAAGACAAATCACCATACTCTTTATTAAACAAACCTCTAAACGCTTCGTTTAAAATATTATCGGACTTTTGATATTTAAACTCAATACGCTTGTACAATTGTGGCGGGTCGATGCTAATATCGTCAACGGTTGTATATTTAGTTATGTCAATTGTGCGACCGTCTGCATAATAATCATTAAGTGGTTGTAAGTAAAAAGACGTTTCAGAGGTAGGTATAACCATAATATTAAACATCTTAATTAAACCCTCAACGAATTTTTCTACCGTAATATCAGGAACAAAAGATTTAATATCAATATTCGATACCGTTGTTTGTGATGGACTTGTCGCGGTTGATACTTGGTATTCAGAATAAACTCCAACAAAACCACCGCTAAAAGGTCCAGGATTT